GATCGGGTCAGCGCCGACGGCCGCCTGCGCGGCGCCTTTGTACTGAACGGGGCCAGCCAAACGGGCCGGTTCAGCTCGACCGGGGCGCAGCTCCACAACTTCCCGCGGCTGGTCGCCGACGACCCCGACGCGCTGCGGGCGCTGATCGTGCAGCGCGGCGATCTTGGCGGCAGCGTGCTCAACACTTTAAAGTCAATGCTGCGCCCGGCCATCCGCTCGGCCAAGGGGGCGATCGTGCGCGCCGACTGGAACGCGGTCGAGGCCCGCGCCTTGCCGTGGCTGGCCGGCCCGGCTGCCGATAGCTACCTCGATCTGTGGCGCGACCGTGCGCGCGATCCCTACATCGAGCAGGCGCGCTTGGCCGGGCTCGGCGACCATCGGCAGGCGGGCAAGGTGGTGGTGCTGTCGCTCGGCTACGGCGGCGGGCCCAACGCGCTCATGCGCATGGGCAAGAATTACGGCGTGGCCATCGCCACGCCGCAGCAGGTGGTGTGGAGCTGGCGCGGCGCCAACCCATGGGCCGGCGAGTGGTGGGCCAAGCTGGAAGGTGCGGCCTACACCGCGCTGCGCAAGCGTGACGGCAACTGGGTCGAGGCCGGCCACATCGGCCTTGCCGCCGACGCCTACGGCCTCGCCATGCGGCTGCCGTCCGGCCGCTGCTTGCGCTACCCGTTCGCCGCTTTCGAGTGGCAGGGGGAGCAGAGCAGGATCACCTACCTGAAAGCGGCGTGGCTGCCGAAAGCCGGCGCCACCGCATGGCCGCGGGCGACGCTGTGGCACGGCACCTTGGCCGAGAACGCCACGCAGGCAACTTGCGGCGACCTGTTGCGCAGCGCGATCGTGGCCGCGGTCGACGCCGGGCTGCCGCTCATCGGCCACGTCCATGACGAGCTGATCGCCGAGTCGGCGGGCACCAAGATCAGCGTGCTGCGCGAGCTGCGGTCGCTACTGACGCAGGGTATGCTACAGCTGCCCGCGTGGGCCACGAAATTGCCGCTCGCAGTCGATACCGACTGCGCCAGCTATTTCCGCAAGTGACGCCCAAAAAGATGACGGCCCGGTGCATCACTCACCGGGCCGCCGAGTGCCTTGACACGTTTACCTTGGAGCTAAACCATGCCTGACGCCGCAGAGCTTACCCCCACCCTGCCGAAGCTGGCAAACTTTCCGAATGAAATGCGCCTGTCCAAGCGCTGGCTGTTGTGGCGCGGCGACAAGGTGCCCTACTACGCCGACGGTACGCCGCGGCGCGGCCGGCTCGACGGCGCGGCCGATGTCGGGCATCTGGTCACGGGCAGGGCCGCCTACGCCAAGCTCAAGGCCGGTAACGGCCGCTACGCCGGGCTCGGCTTCGCCCTTGGCGGCGGCTGGTACGGCTACGACTTGGACCACGTGCGCGATCCTGCCACCGGGGAAATAGCCGAGGAAGTGGCGCAGGCGGTGGGCTGGGCGCTCAATGCGGGGCTGCACGTCGAGGTATCCCCGTCAGGTACGGGAATCCACATGATCGGCCGGCGCTTCGACGCTACCCCGCCCTTTCGCAACGGCCGCCAGAGCACGCACGTCGAGGCGTACCACAGCGGCCGCTATTTCACCATGACGGGGGAGCTATTGGTGGGCGTGGTGTTCGAGCCGGGCCCGGTGGGCGAGCTGCCGCCGTTGCTGTTGCCGGCGCGGCCGGCGTTGCGGCTGGTCAACGGCGATGCCCGCCAGCCGGTCCAGATCGACGCAGGAGCCGCGCAACCGGGCAAGGTGGGGTCAGGGTGGCTGGCCGATCGGGAAATCGCCGTGGCGGCCCTGAAAAGCCTGAATGCGGACTGCGCCCATGACGAGTGGCTGCGGGTGGGCTTGGCGCTGCACCATGCGGCCAAGGGCCACGCCGAGGGGCTGGCGCTGTGGGAGCAGTGGAGCGCCACCGCCGCCGGTGCGGTCAACGAGCGCGGCGAGCCCCGCTATGTGCCGGGCCACTGCGCGAGCCGCTGGCAGAGCTTCGGCCGCACCGCCGCCGGCGCCGCGGCCCCGGTCACGCTGGGCAGCCTGATCCACAAGGCACGAGCGGCGCAGCCCGAGCGGGTGCCCGAGGATGTTCCACGTGAAACATCGATCAAGCCGGCGCGGGTGCTGCCGGGCAACCTGCCGGATCGCTTTACCGGCGACGAGCTGGACGACATGGACATACCGCCGACGCGCTGGCTGGTGGCCGACCTGATCGCGCCGGGGCTGATCCTGCTGGCGGCGCCGCCGAAAGCGGGCAAGAGTTATCTGGCCTTGCAGATGGCGCATTGCGTAGCCGCGGGCAAGCCATTCCTCGACCGCGAGACTACGCAAAGCAAGGTCTGCTATTTTGACTTGGAACAGGGGCACGGCCTGATCCGGCCGCGGCGGCAAGCCGTGCGCGCTGCGCACGGTATCCCGAAAGGGGTGTCGCCGGTCTTTCGGCTATCGATGGGAGTGACCGATACCGCGGTGGCGCAGATGGACGAGGAAATCGCGCTGGGCGCCAAGCTCATCATCATCGACCTGTTCGTGCGTATCCGCGACGAATTGAGCGAGGATGCGAAAAAGAACGCTTACGCCCGCGACTACGCGGCGATCACCAAGCTGGCCGACTTCGCGCTCGGCTATCCCGACGTGGCTATCGTCGTCGTGCATCACGCGAACAAGGGGCGGCACGACGAATGGCAGGCCAAGATCAGCGGCAGCTACGGCCTCACCGGCGGGTCGCACACCAACATCTATCTGGAGCGTCCCGACCTGCGCGGCATGGACGATGAGGATAAGGAACACGCCAAGAATTACCGCACGCTGCGCGCACAGGGCAAGCTGGTGGCCGAGCAAGACATAGTGATTGAAATGATGGCGGCCGGCGGTGGCTGGCAATGCTCGAAGATGAAAGAGTGGGAAATCAGCGCCACGTTGTTGCAGACCAAGGTGCTGCTGCTGCTCGACCCCCGCTATCCGGCGTACACAACGGCGAAAGACATCGCCGATACGCTGGGGCGTAGCTACGCCAGCGTGCGCAAGCTGCTGCTGCGCATGGCGCAGCGGGGCACCATCGAGAGTGAAGGGCAGGGCGGTGCAGGCTATCGCGTGCGCCGAATCACAACTGAAAAGGGAAGCCAATGATTATCAAAAGTCTGCGCGACATGCCGCGCATCTGCCGGCGGAACCGCGAGCGCGAAGCGCAAGTGGCTGCGCTGGGCAGCACGATCACCGGCGCCGAGTTGCTGGCGACGAAATTCCCCGAGTATGTCGGCATCACCAAGGGCGGCAAGATCGCCATTGATACCGGGGGCCGCGGGTTTTACGACTTCGATGGGCGCACCATCAAGACCCCTGCGCATTTGCTGGATTGGATTCGCCACTTGACGGGTAAGCGTTGGATGACGGGTCTGCACGTTCACGAGCTGATCGAAGTGGTTTGCGAGGCGAAGGGATGGACGTTGCCCGAGGCTTGAACGGCCTCGCGTGTGCGCGATCTATCCATACATTTATAGTCTCATGTGTCTCAAGATACTCTGTAGGGGGTATGTCTCATGCCATGTCGCATGCATGTCTCAGGCGTCGCATGCTAGTGGTCGCTCACATGAGACACATGTCCCCGGAAACGTACAGGGATCACGCGCGGGCGCGACGCGCGCGCGCGAGGCTCGTCGGTAAAATTGACCGACCGGGGGCGCCGCGCGCAGACTGCGCGGCTAGTCGGGGGGTGAATGGTGAAGGGTTCGGAAAACAAGGCAGTAAGCGGTGTGCGGCAAGCGGGCGCTGCGCCGTTGCCCGTCGTGAGGGGCGCGCGTCGCCGCGGTGGCGTTGTAGGTCATGCGGTGCCAGAGCGTGTACGTGCGCAGATCAAGACGGCGCAGCTGGTGAAGATGTTGACTGACACGGCGAACGGTGTGAAGCAAGTCGAGCCGCATCAGGTAACGGCTGCTATCGCGCTGCTGCGCAAGGTGCTGCCCGACTTGCAGGCCACGCTGTTAAGCGGCGATCCACAGCTGCCGCTGACCATCATCACGCGGATGGAGTGATGAAGCGCGCCAAGCAGCGCACGCTGCCCTCGAAGCGCCGCGTATGGATGACAGGGTTGCAGTATTTCCTGCGCTACCGCAACGCTCGCGTTCGGCCGTGGGTAGTGCAGCGCAGAGACAACATGGACGCGGCACTGGTGCAACTGTAGGTATGGCATGGGCCAAACCCAACAAGGCGAAAGGCGAGACTTACACCGTAGCTTTAAAGCCGCGCGAGTGGCAGAAGCCGCTGCGCGATTATTTCTTCAACGGTGGCAAGCGCGCCTGCGAGATTGCGCATCGGCGCGCCGGCAAGGATCGGGTGGCGCTGTTCATCGAGCTGGAGCAGGCGCTGCTCTCGCGGCGCGAAGTGTGGCACTGCCTGCCGACCTACAAGCAGGCGCGCAAGGTGATATGGGACGCACTGACCGGCGACGGCGAGCGACTGATCGACGTGGCCTTTCCGGCGCGCATCGTGAAGAAGCGCACCGAGGACGAGATGAAGATCGAGCTGGTCACTGGCAGCCTGTGGCGGCTGGTCGGTGCCGACAGCTTCGACAGCTTGGTCGGCGCCAACCCGCGGCACGTGACGTTCAGCGAGTACGCCCTGACCACGCCTAAAGCCTACGAATTCGTGCGCCCGATCTTGGCAGAGAATAAGGGCTCGGCGCTGTTCATCACCACGCCGCGGGGCTACAACCATGCGCATGCGCTGTACGAGCACGCCAAGCACAACGCGCGCTGGTATCACGGCTACCACCCGGTCAGCGTCACCGGGCTGATACCGCAGGATGTGCTCGATGAGGAACGGCGCACCATGCCCGACGAGCTGTATCGGCAGGAGTACGAGTGCGACTTCAGCGCTGCCAACGTGGGCTCGATCCTCGGCAGCTACATCGAGCGCGCCGAGCGCGAGAACCGCATTGTAGGCGCAGACTTATACGATCCCGGCGGCGCGCCGATCGAGCTGTTCAGCGACATCGGCTTTCGTGATGCCGCGGCATGGTGGTGGGTGCAGCCGTGCCAGAACGGCTTTAACGTGATCGACCATGACGAGGCTACCGGCCTCGACGCCGAGCAATGGATCGAGCGCATTCGGGCGAAGCCGTGGAGCACGCACGGCCAGCGGCTCGGCGTCGTGCATCTGCCGCACGATGCGCGGGCCAAGACCTTTCGCAGCCGGCACACCGTGGTCACGGTGTTCCTCGCGAGCCATCTCGCCGATCGCTACGCCGTGGTGCCGCAGACCAGCGTGGCCGACCGCATCAACGCTGCGCGCATGTTCGCCCGCAGCTGTCGCTGGAACCGCGCGGCAACGGCTGCCGGCCTGCATCACCTGCGCGAGTGGCATTACCGCTTCGACGAGGACACGCACACCTATTCGCGCGAGCCTGAGCACGATGAGCACTCGCACACCGGCGACGCCTTCAGCTACGCCGGTGTGGTTTTAAAGCCCTACGTGAAGCCCGAGCGGATCGTCACCCCGAGCGATGTCGGCACGCCGGCCAACTATGCTTTCGATCTGGAACGACTCTACGAGGACCGCGATGCCGCATAGCCTGATACGACTTGGTGCGCTGACGTTGCTGACACCCCAGCACGCCAACGGAACACCTACCGATAGCGTTGTAGTCGCCGCCTTGCATTGGCGGCGGTCGCTTACGTGGCGCTGGCTCCTAAGCTGGTCGCCTGCATCGCCCATCGTGATTGGCGGCCATCGCTACCCCCGCATCTACGGGATGCGCACGCATCGCGGTCGAGGTTTTAACTTCATCGCTGGCGTGCGCATCCCGTTGCTGGGGCACTTCGCCATTCACACGCAGCCCAATATGCGTCGCCGAGGATCGTGATGCCGCCTGATCTACAGCCACCGCCTACACAGCAGGCGCAGCCTACAGCGCCCACGGCGCCGCCCGAGTATCTCGCCGAGCCGCCGACGCCCGAGCAGCAGGAGCACATGACGCCCGAGTATTGGACCAAGGAAATCGCGGCGTCGAGGAAGTGGTTGCAGAAGTGGCACAACCGCGCCAAGACCATCGAGCGCAAATACCTCTTGGCCGATCAGGATGCGAGCGGCAACGTCAGCAGCAGCCATGAGCCGAGTCGCTTCCCGCTGTTCTGGTCCAACGTGCAGACCACGCTCGCGGCGCTGTACGGGCAGATCCCCAAGGTCGACGTGGATCGCGCCAATCTTGACCCCGGCGACGACGTGGCGCGCGTCGCCGCGCTGATCCTCGAACGCATCTTCGGCTTCGAGGCCGACGACTTGGAAAACTCACCCTACTACGTGATGCAGGACTGCATCCTCGACCGGCTGGTGGCCGGCATGGGTACGTCGTGGGCGCGCTACGAATTCAAGTCGCAGGACTTCACCGTGCCCGGCGTGATGACCGATGCCGAGGGCACGCAGCCGCTGGTTATTCCGATCATCACCGAGGAACGGGCGCCGCTCGATTACGTGCGTTGGGCCGACTTCCTGTACAGCCCCTGCAAGCGCTGGCAGGATCGGCGTTGGGTGGCGCGGCGGGTG